GGCACAATACGAAAACTACCGCTTGACAATTCCATCCCTTATGTTATAATGAAAATTGTACAACCCGAAAAAGAATTTATTTGTAGAAAGATAGATTGTGGGGATGAAATTGAAGTTGAGTTGGATTCTATTTGGGTTGATTTTAGACACCATATACCAAGAATAGATTATACGGACAAGGATTGGTCACCTATGAAGGGCAAAATTGTATTCATAGGAACAACTTTCAAGGGGTCAACATTTGTATTGACACCCAATGGGTTGAAGAATACACACGAAATAATGGCAATTGGTACAGAAACTTTACTATCTGGTAAGTTTATTAGTAGACCAGATTGGATCAACATACTAGAGTGGTCACTTATCATTGGAAGTAGTATCATATTTTTACTATTAATACCTCGTCTGGGAGTGTTCTGGTCGTTAGTTCCGTGGGTATTATACACCGTTTCGGTCGTCTTGTCAAGCTTTTATTTGTTCAATACTTTTTTGTACTTGACAAACTGGTCATATCCTGTTATAGTGGGTTTCATAGTCTTTTCTCACCTCATATATAATAACTTTAGCAGAGAGAATAGACTCAAACTTCAGATTAAGAAACAATTTGAACACTATCTTGCACCTGAAATGGTGAAAAAACTCCAGAAGAACCCAGCATTACTAAAATTAGGAGGTGACTTGAGGATCCTCACCTTCCTGTTTTCCGATATACGAGGATTTACACCCATATCCGAAAAGTATAAATCGAATCCGCAGGGTCTTACCGAATTGATAAACAAGTTTTTAACACCAATGACCGATATCATATTGAAACACGGTGGTACGGTAGACAAGTATATGGGCGATTGTATTATGGCATTTTGGAATGCACCATTGGATACTCCAAACCATCAATATATGGCAATCTTAGCAGCAAGAGAGATGAAGAGGAAATTAAGAACAATGAACATCAAGGAAGAATTTGGTCAAGAATTGAAAATTGGTATTGGCATAAACACAGGCGAAGCAGTTGTGGGTAATATGGGAAGTGAACAACGATTTGATTATTCAGTATTGGGAGACGCCGTGAACCTTGCAAGTCGTTTAGAAGGTATCAGTAAAAACTATGATACAACAATAATAATTGGTGAAGATACATATAAAGCAGTAAAGGACAAGTTTAAATTTAGAAAATTAGATGATGTGCAAGTGAAAGGAAAGTCAAACAAGGTTGCAATCTATTCAATAATTTAATATAAATAGTATTATGGCAACAGTATTCGATAAAATACTAGATACAACAACGGGACCAAAAGCGTATGACTGGTACAGGAGACAGGTGCGAGCTATGACTACACCTGGTGCCAGGTCATTAATTAATGCAGGCAAAGCAACAATGCGACCAAAGTATGGTGTGATGAATCTGTTTGGGTATGACGCTAAACATAAAGCAACACTACCATATTACGATAGGTTCCCATTGATATTTCCTCTTGAACCTGCAAAGGGTGGGTTCTATGGTTGTAATTTTCACTATTTACCATATGGAACAAGGGTTGCATTTTTAAGGAGATTATCTCAATTTGCAACTGATAAAAGATATGATAAGAAAACACGATACAAGTTTAATTACAATGCATTACGAAATAATCCATATATGAAAAAGTCAACAAAGCATTATTTATGGAACCATGTGAGAACAACATTTTTAAATATCACAGCAGATGAAATGCCAATTGCAATATTCTTACCAATCGCAAGATTTAAGGGTGCAAGTGAACAGGCAGTTTGGAGGAGAGCATAATGGCAATTTTTAGACAAGGTGTAAAAATAGGACCATTTGATATCAGACTAGGAATTCCTAGAGATACAAGTTTGGATAATGTTGAAGGTGATGTTCGTTTAAAGCAACACGCCAATACAGAAAATTCTATTGGGCGTTTCCGTGCTATGATGGGACGAGCAGAAGGTTATGCACGGCAAGCAAGATTTAAAGTTAAAATATTTCCTCCAAGAAATCTTAAAAAGATGTCGCAACAAATGACTTCACAAACTAATACTCCACCTAGTATGCGAAAGGGTGGTGCAGAAGCAGCACATCCAAGCGCTGTAACCATGCAACAGTTGTGGACTCAAATGGGCGAACAATTGGAAATGCATTGTGATAGTGTTAGTATGCCTGCTCACGATTTACAAACAGAAACAATTACAACTTTTGGTCCTTCAAGAGATGTGGTCACAGGTCATGGATTTACAGGAACAATTGCTGCAACTTTTTATGCAGATAAGTATTTAAGAGAAAGACATTTTATAGAAATGTGGCAAAAGATGGCAGTCAATATGGTCAATCATAAGGCAGGATACTATGATGATTATGCTAGTGGTAAGATACAAATATTTCAATTAGGATCATTAGACGGAAAGGCAACAACAACAGGTGATGATTATGAGGATCAAGTAACAACACCTCCTCCAATAGATGCTCCTACTTATGGTATTGAAGCAACAGAAGTATATCCTGAAACATTATCTGCTATTAATTATGATTATACAGGAAGTAACACACTTGTTAAAGTTACTGTAGGGTTTCAATTTAAAGAATGGCACAATCTTGCAACAGACAGTATTAATGGCATGGAATATGGAAGTTCACAACAAACACTCCATGATGTTAAGGGTGTGTCTGGAGGATGGCTTGGTAGTTTACCTCCTGAATTGCAGCGAGTTGGAAGAAGTGTATTGAATCAAGCAAAAACACAATTACCAATAGGAAGAATAACAAGGGGGAAAATATTTCCACCATATTAATACATAATTTTATATAATAAGGAGAATAGATTATGGCATTACCAAAACTGACCACTCCGACTTATGAGTTGGAAGTCCCATCAACGGATGAAAAAATACAGTTCAGACCGTTCTTGGTAAAAGAAGAAAAGATACTGCTCATCGCTATGGAGAGTGGTAAAAATGAGGATATTATAGAGGCAGTTAAACAGATTGTTGAAGAATGTACTTTTAATAAATTGAATTTAGGTACAATGCCTATGTTTGATGTTGAATATATATTTTTACAGATTAGGTCAAAGTCTGTGGGTGAAGTTTCTAAACTGAAACTGTTATGTCCAGATGATAAGAAAACTTATGCTGAAGTTGAAGTTAAATTGGATGATGTTAAAGTACAAGTTGAAGATGGACATACGAATAAAATTGAACTAGATAATGATATGGGTATGATTATGACATATCCTAATATTGATTCATTTAAGGATAGTGGGGTAACAACTATTACTGCTGAAAATATGTTGGAAGTAATAAGCACTTGCATATTGCAAATATATGAACAAAAAGGTGAAAAGGTCTATGAAGCAAAAGACCAGACTAGAAAAGAGTTAGCTGATTTCATAGAGCAATTGCAAACGAAGCATTTTAAAAAGGTTCAACAGTTTTTTGATACTATGCCTAAATTAAAGCATACTATTAAAATTAAGAACCCTAAAACGAAAAAGGAAAGTGAAATAGTGCTGGCAGGACTAAATGATTTTTTTCAGTAGCCCTTTCACACAATAACCTAGAGAATCATTTAACTACTAATTTTTCGTTAATGCAACATCATAAGTATTCGTTAAGTGATATTGAAAATATGCTGCCGTGGGAAAGGGAAATATATATTGATATGATAGTCGAACATATAAAAGAAGAAAATAAAAAACGAGAAGAAGAATCACAAAAGGCAAGGACTAATAGATGAAAACAGTAACAAGTGAACAAGTAGATAGATGGCGAATAGTTCCAAGACTATTCATATGTCTATACGGTTTAGCATTTTTCAGAGCAACAGAATGGTTTATGGCATTACCTGAACCAACAAATGCACAATCAGCATTCATATCAGTAATTGTGGGTGCAGGTGCGGCATGGTTTGGGTTATATGTGAGTTCAGGTAAATCAACTGTAAGTGTTGAAAGTAAGAAACAAGTATTAAACGAGGACAATGTAGGTTAAGATGGCAACTTTCCAAGAAACATTTTCAGCAGGACTTTCTGGATTATCAGGTACAAATATAGGACTTGATCCCAAGAAAACTAGTAGAGCATTAACAGTAATTAAACCTCAGCGTAAATTGCCTATGAGAGATGAACAAGGAAAATTTGTTGAGCGTAATACTGGTTTGCTTCTTACAGCATTGAATAAGATACAAAGTACTCTTGGCATATTAGTTGGATTAACAAAAGAATCTTTGAACATTGAGAAAAAAGACCAACTTGAAGATAAAACAAAATT